CGTTTATCTTTAATGACCTCCACCAGCTCCCAAACATTTCCAGATTTAGTTATTTGAAAAACTCGATTAGAATTTTCAGATCGACAAATGCCGTTGTTCTTTTTCCATTTAAGTTTTAATATTCTATCGCATTGATTTTCTACTTTCACACAACCACCTCTATCTCGATTCCTTCCCGCCACCAGGAATCGAGCTGACAGAACCCATCGCCCCAAAGAACTTTTGCAAATCCTAGCGTGTTTAATTCCAGAACAAGCCCATGATATACCAGCTTTTTATTGTAATGCCCTATTCGTTTTACCATATCACCGACTTGCATTGATTAGCTCCACAGCATGATAGTCAAAAAGATGTATACGTCCATCTAAGAAGACACGTACATCACGAATGGTGCCGTTATTATATCGATAGCACCCTAGCACGATTCCAACCTTATCCCAAAGTTCCCGTCGGGCAAAAGCTCGTTTGTTAATTTTTGCTAAATCACCGGCATCCATTAATCACCTCAAGATTCTTAATAAAAGGGACGGAGCGGTAACCGTCTGGCCACCAGACCTCACATGATTTATTGTCAATCGAAATTTTTAAAACGACTCCAAAGATTTTATCCACATTAGGAAGTGGTACAGTACGTCTTACCAAATCACCGACTTTCATTCTTTCTCTCCCAGTAGGAAAACAACAATTACTGTTAACAACACTATCAGTCCTACCTGCTTTATAAAATCTGGAGTGCTTGAATATTCTTGTATAATTACATTCATTTGTCATTCCTTACGTAACCAGCCTCAACCGTCCCCATTCCCATGCTGCATCCTCATACCACATTCCAGTTGACCAGTATACCTTAACGCGACCTCGTTTGTCGAACCCCATCACGATCCCAAAGAGCGATTCTGGTCTTCCATTGACGTCAAGCAATTCAACCATATCACCGATCTTCACGAATTTTTCCGATCAGAAAAAGACCAATCCAGACCAAAATTACCAATGCTGTAATTCTATTAACACTCATAACTCACCAGATTACATCTTTCCACGCATAATAAAGTGCTAGAGGGTATAAGTACCAAAATATGTGTACCAGCTTTACCTTTGGAGAATAGCTGGTCGGTAGAGCTCTTCTATCGTTAAGAAACTGGCTCATAAGAAGCTGCCTGATCTTTTCTTCTTTGTTAACCTTCATGCTGTCTCCTTACATGTATTTATCCCACGGTCCTGCGGGAACAACGTTGACAACCTTACCATCGACCTCTTCAGTTTCGAGCTCGTCTGGTTCAACACCCGTTTCTATAAGTCTCCAAAACTCTCGACCTCGATTCATAAGCTCGTTAATCAATTCATCGTCACGATAAAGCGTCCTAGAAATTAACATATTACCCCCACACAAAACACTATAATGTATTGTATCAAGACCTGTAAGGTGAAGGTACCATTGTCCTTGAATTACATAGTTTACAGGAACCTTGGGATCTTCATCAGTACCCCAGTATCCTTTCGCAAATGCACTTGTATTTTTAACCTCAAGCACAGAGGTAGGACCGTCGTGTATGCCATTCTCAAATAGTAAAAAGTCGGGGGTTCCCCTCATCCAAGACTCATCGGAATGAACGATCAAATCACCGCCCATCATTGGATGTCCACCGTTTTGTTTATTCCACTCCTTAGCAATGGCATACTCTAATAGGTTTCCCCACCTCATCTGCTCTGTCGGAGTAAACTTTTCTCCTACACCCCGCTTGTTTTTCCAGATATCAATTGGACCTGAAAATGGCGATAAACCGATAATGGCGGCTAACTCGCTACCACCAATACCTTTTTTTCGTTTCTTTAACCAACTATTTCTTTGAGATGCTGTTTGCATATTTTTCCTCCCTGTTGTTATAATCATACCACATGGCGGAATCTATTTCACAGCTACCGACAGAACAATTAATTATCAGCTAATTCTTCCACCACCGACAAATCGGCTTTGCGTATCGCGATTTCGATACGTTCCTTAAGAACGCTTGATCGCTTAATCAATCGACTGTTTAATTTATACGAGTCTAAACCCGGATTATCTTGAGATCGCTCCATTACATGTTTGTAGATCCATGCGTCCAATAATTCACTAAGACATTCATCAACGGTGCCGGGTAGATTAAATGGCATTTGTTTCTCCTGTTTTTATTATGGTTTCCTATTATTCAGAGTTTCGCTTTTGATTTTCATTTGCAACGCCGAGAATGGCATAGCCGCATATATCTTTCCACGGGCTCTCACCAAAGGCATCTTTTTTATTCGCAAGTCGGAACAGTTTATCTATAACCCTGGTAACCGCAAGGGCGTCCCTATATTGATTCGGCTGTATCCCATCAGGGTATAGCACTTCTAGTATCTTGCATGCTTGACCAAACGAATCACCGTACGCTACATTCTTTTCAGCGACCAACGACCCTATCTCATTTGCTATCTTAACGTAATCCATATATCCGTATCCCTATAAATGAACGGTGGGCCTGGAGGGACTCGAACCCCCGACCGAGCGGTTATGAGCCGCCTGCTCTACCAACTGAGCTACAGGCCCGTTCCTCCCTGTACCAGTGCACTGATACTTACAGGACGGGAGCGTCCTGTTGAATGGATTCCGATGGTCGTATCGCCATAACTCGACAGTTCCATTCAAGGTACCGAGAGAGGGACTTGAACCCTCACGCTCACATGAGCAACGGATTTTAAGTCCGTTGTGTCTACCATTCCACCATCCCGGCATCTCTTAAATTTATTATATCATATGTGCTTTGAATTTTCACGCTATTGTGCTAGTCATCGTACAATTCGTCGTTGAGAAGCTTCCATCCGAATGGGGCGCATTCCAACTGTCTACCGTCTGACATTACAACAACGTCACCGACCGATGTACTCCTGCAACCAGAATCATCGAATAGGGCTGTTGCCCCTTCATTCTCCCACCAGCTGTGGTCAATTGTATTTGTTAGCTCAAAGGCTTTTTCGACATCGTCGCCTTCGACTGTGGCAACCAATGTATAGTCTCGGGGAAATTGGGCTTGCTCTTGAGCATCCATCATTTTCAGCCATCCTTCATTGTCACGAGGATGTTCAACTAATTCTCTAAAATTCTTTTTATGATAAACCTTCATACAATCTCCAACTACTGATATAATCATTGTATCATGTAAGTCATACATTTTCACTGTGGATTTTAACTAGAATAAAGTTCCATAGCCCTTACAGGTTGATATTACAATCTTTAGTCATTTACCATGACTTCCTTGTACTCCAATACTACGTGCTTATATGTTTTAAACAAATCCTTGATATCTAAAAAATATAAAGGGTATTTAGACTGGTCGTGGTCGATGAGGGTTTGGGTTATATAACGTCTTGTAACAGCCTCCTTTTCTTTAGGAAACTTAATAAGATCGTCCCCCATACAAACGATCTGTTCTTTACCTATGCGGAGGTTGTTCCATGCCTTGTTGTTCAACCAATGCCATAACTCTTCCTTCTCGCTCTGCAATCTGTCGTTTAAAATCATGGGCCGGACGGTTTCGGGATCGCCATTCATTACAGCATACAACGCGTCAATGTTATAGCGAAAGTAAACACCATTAACGAGGGATGGAAAGGTCGTTCGAACAAGATCCTCTTTACAGGTAGATATGGGCTGGACGACACGAGAAATATTACCATTACGGCCGGACTTCTTCTTGATCCGCAAAATTGGAAACCCAGTTCCATCACCGAGATTGCTTCCTTCACCTGATAGAGATGTATGAGAATAATACAAAATGCACAATCTTTTAAGTAAATCAATGAATATGTCATGCTGGTATGTTTCAAGGTGGTTTCCGGGACCCCTGTTCCACGGTATACCTGGTAGAGAGACTTTGCAAGCATGAAAGAGGTCCTTAGATTGCGGTGCAAAGATAAATTTTAACTCATTTTTCAACGATTGAGTTGATAGCTCCAACGCAATGGCCTTTACGGAGTCTGCATTTGCACAAATCGTCGGGTGCAGTGGTAGACTTTTTCCACATTCAAGAGTAATTGCGAGAGGTTTTGATATGGAATGAAGTATGTTAAAATTTGAACCATACTCAACGACGAACTCCTTTGTTCCAATACCGATATTATTGCCGGCAGACAGCTCCTTATTGCAAAGGTAATAGAAACCATAGCCATCATCGGTCTTTTTATCTAGCTCATTTAGCGTTTTCCAGAAAAATGTGGTGTCGGTGATTTCGCATGTATCATGAAGAAACAAATACTTATCGCTGTTTACGACTGGATGATCTGCATATTTTGCCACCATGTTAAAGGAAATATAGTCAAACAGGTTCTTGGTAGAGCAGATCATTGGAACACCATCGTGGCACGTGATCATTTGTCGATCGCACCTTCCTTGAACGATGATAATATCATCAATGTGGTTCTTATAGTCTAAGTCTTCTAAGATGTTAAATAAAAAAGTTTCATAACCCTTACAGGTTGATATTACAATCTTGATCTTATTTTTTGGTGTTTTTTTATGCATGCAGATCCTATCAATCGGATGCGGTTACTTGTAATAGTTTACGTTCACCTTACTAATTTATACAGATAATCCGTCAATACATAAAACACCTCCGATAACAAACTGTAACAATTATCTTAATGTTATGCCAGTTTTTATAGTGTTTTATTATATTTCTTCCGCGTAGGAAACTTTTCTTGCAATGAGCTTTATATCTGGGAATTGATCTTTTAAGCTTGAAACAGCATTAACATTTTTTCCTGAGTCGTCAAAAAACAATACGTCGGTGACACCGCGATCCGCGATTCTCTTTTCTATCCAGTCACGCTTAGCTATCGGATTTGCGTTTCCTAACAGCGCGAATGTTATTTTTGTAGTATCTATCCCTATGCTTTCTAAATAATCTCTTATGGAAGATTTCGATCCTGGTCCTCGAGCACTTAAAATCACAATTTCTCTTCCGACGGTCCCGGCCCTGACAGCGTTCCGTAAGATGTTGGTGACCCTTCTAATCTCACGCGGTTCAACAACATCCAGAAATTCTGAATAATCATATCCGTGACCTGGCTTTTCGCCTTGCATCGCAAATTCTGCTGGCGTTATATATTTTTCTTGTCCTTTATGAGAAACCTTAATTCTAGAACCTGACTTGACAAGGGTGTCATCGAAATCAAACACTCTTAACTTTGACTCCCGCAAACAATTTTGCTTGTCGTCAAGAAGCTTTCTTATGTATTCACGTAATAAATTCATGATACTCCATTAAATAATTATCATAATGATTAACCTAACCTCCGTTCTTTTGATTTTAATCTCTTGCGTAAATCAGCCGCGGAGCAGTATTCAATTGCAATAAATGGATCAGACCATCGAATGGTTAAATGCTGTTTATCGTCTTCAATGAACGTCTCTGTAATATAACCCCCTATGATTTTTTTTAGTATTTTATCATATCCGTATATCACTGTTCCAATATGAAAACCCCCTGCTTTTTCCTTGCGACTGTTTATCTTTACGTTTTGTCTAGCTCTTAAAATATGTGTCATATAATTCGTTGGAACCACAAACAGTTTCTGTAATTAGCCTTGTGACTACATAAGGATCACAATTTGCATTGGGTCTCCGATCTTCAATATAACCCTTACCCTCTTTTGCTACCTGCCACGGGATCCTTACAGACGCTCCGCGGTCTGATACTCCCCACTTATATTCATTATAAGAGCATGTTTCATGATCACCGGTTAACCTCTTTTCAATACCGGCACCGTAATTCTCAATGTGCTTTGTTGCTCGCTTTCCTAAAGCGGTGGCCGCTCTTTCACAAGCTTCTAAAGAATTTCTCATCTCTTTGGTAGAAAAATTAGTATGACATCCTGCACCGTTCCAATCACCTTCAGCTGGTTTTGGGTCAAAAGAAACGGCTATCTCGTATTTTTCTGCAACTCTGTGTAGTAACCAACGAGCAACCCAAAGCTGGTCGGAAACTTCCATTGCATCGACTGGACCAATCTGAAATTCCCATTGACCTGGCATCACTTCAGCGTTAATTCCCGATAGTGTTAATCCTGCTTCCAAACAAGCATCTAGATGTTCTTCTGCAACTTTTCTACCAATTGCTAATCCAGATCCGACGCTACAATAATATGGACCTTGTGGAAGTGGTTTGAACGGTGCCTGTCCTTCGCTTGTAGTCTCCTCCTTGATCCAGCGGCAATAATCAAATCCGTATGGTCTATAATCCCACCAGTTCATAAAAGTATATTCCTGCTCCATCCCAAACCACATATCTTCAGGTTTATGTTTTTCATATACTTTAGATAAACTAGCCCTTGTATTTGATTTGTGTGGAGTCATATCCGTATTTAACACTTCACACAATGCTAATTCATTGGGATATCCACGAATTGGATCATTACAAACAAATACTGGACTCAACACGCAATCAGAGTCAGAGCCTTCTGCTTGATTAGTACTAGAACCATCAAATCCCCAAATAGGAATTCCTTCTTTGGGACTTAACATCTTTGTCTTTGATCTTAGCTGGGGTGTTGGTTTTGTACCATCAACCCAAATATATTCTACTTTACGATTTATTGAAGCACGATTAATCATTGTTTCTCCTCGTTGATTCCTGAGTTAATTGCTCCAACCAGAACTTAACTTGCATTTCGTTCCAGCCCTTTAATTCATGGATGATCTTCATATCTCGATCTATAATTACAAGTCCTGGCCACGTGTTTACGTTATAACCATCCTTTGCCGAAGTATCTATCATCTCGCTATTTCCCGATACCACTGGTGATGAAGACATTTCAAATTCATCAGCCCAGGCGTTTAAATCTTTTAATGTTGGCTGTTGGCCGTAGTTGTTTTGAAGTAAGATGGTTACCCAAACAACATTATCGCGAGCGTATTTATCTTGAATTTCCTGAGCGATGATGGCTGCTTTTTGACAGTACCCACACCACATTGCAGAAAAATCAAGAATGATAATACTTCCGTGGTGGTCGTGTAGTGTCCAATCGCTTCCCGTTTGATCCATAAGAGAAAAGTTACAAGCACGGTCACCAATAAGACCTCCACAGTCGACTTGTCCGTCGGACAAATTATTCGATACTGAGCATGCATTGATCAACATTACAATAAAAAATGGTATTAAAAATTTCATAACACCCTCCGTGGTATGTAAAGTACCCCGAGCAGGATTCGAACCTGCGGCCGTCGGCTTAGAAGGCCGATGCTCTGTCCAGCTGAGCTATCGAGGCATGAATTCAAAATGGATTATCTTCACAATACTGTATAAGCTGCATAACGTCATTGAACATTTCATCAGGTAAATCCTTGTACGAAATACCACCGGTAGCGTCCTTTATAACTTTCGGGATATGTGCATATGGATTTCTTCCTTTCGGGTGTCTGGGGTGCTCTGGAAGCTTTCCTACCAGGTTCTCTGCTACCTCTAAAATCCTTTGTCTTATGATCTTCTGGTTCTCTGGATTCATATTAGTTTAACGTCGTTTTATTTTTTTTCTCCATAGGGTGTAACCGTATAGTCGTCATGCGGATCCTGCTTATCAACCTTCTGGCTATAACTTTGATTTGCTGGGTACCAGTCCCACTCAAATCCGTTGTTACACTTTTTCCATGCAAACTTACCGTTATCATAAAACCATGTATTCGGACCATCTCTTTCTATATCGTCTATAGCATGTTTAAGATCCGCGACAGTTTCCAGGCGAGCAGGACAAAATGTATCGTACTCTCCGTTGGGGCCCAGAGAATAAACTTCAGCGATTAAATACCTTGTATCATCACGACTATACTCGACTAAAATTTGCGCATATTTCCAGCTATTGTTCTCTGTCATATATTTCCTGTAGTCCATTTGATATTCTTATTTTAAGCAATATTAATAAATTGTTCACAAAGAACAGTCACAACAAATCTATTTTATGGTTTTAATATCTAGGTTCACTATTTCCGACAGAGATTCTAAAATTAAAATTCTAACGGGATTTCTTTCTTGAACATCTTTCATTTTATGGCGGGCAGCATCTGTCCAGTAACCCTTCACCTCGATATAGACATCATAATCTGGAAGATAAAAATCGGGAATATATTTTCGTTTTCTATTGCCTCGTGTAACGTACATAAGCTTTAACGTATTATCGCGTACCCATTTAATCCCAAGGGCATCGAGTCTTGAAGCCATGGCAACTTCCCATGTACTATCCATTTCAACTTTCTTACCGTCCATCGTGGTATAAATTGAACTTTTGCTCCATAACTTTTTTCGTCGTCTGGCCATCAAATTAAATATTAGCAGTGGGATTGTTAAATGAGATACGTATTAATATGGGATTGCGTTTTTTTTGTCTCTTTTCTATCGTTATATTTACGACGAGTTTCAATACAACGTGTATAACAGCAATTCCAGAAATACGAGACATTACGCGTGAAGGTAGTAATTGCGATTCAAGCAATTTGATGCCTCAACTAGTAAAAATCCCCACGTTTTATAAGACATGGCAAGTGGTAGAAGACTGTAGCTTGTATGATGGCCGACGCGTATCGACAGCGCTAATGATATTTTATACCATGTGGCTTGATTATTTTACCGATCCAAAAGATGTGGTCATAAACAACTTAAATAAAATACTGATACACTGGAGCTCTGAAGATAAACGTGGAACGGGATATGATTTGGATGGAATCAAATATGAAAATGCTCAGTATGGAGGATTAACGTATAGTCCTGGGTATGTGTGGGTTAAGACGGGACCGGAAGATAAACTGATTTGCGATACGTCTTTAATACATGAACTTGTACACGCAAGCATTTGGGCAATTAAAGAAACAGATGCCGATCCTGATCATGCCGGAACAAAATATTCTGGCTGGACAGATATGCATACGACGTTTATCATGAACGTAAATAAAGCTTTATGTATACTAGAAATATAGTCTCAACCGATATTATTCAATATCGATAAGTTTAATTTCAAAGTTTAATGTTTTTCCCGCTAGCGGATGATTAAAATCCAGGGTTACATTTTCATCATTAAACGTTGAAATTCTTGCGGTTACTGGTTGACCGGAATCGTCAGATCCTTGAACGTGAGCACCCACTGAGAACTGAAAGTTGTCTGGAAACATAGAACTTGGATACGTTTGAATTGCATTATCATCTACGGTACCATACGCGTCGTCCGGAGATACTTTAATAGTTTTTGATTCTCCAATCGACATTCCTTGTACCGCTGTGTCGAATCCCGAAATTAATTGTCCAGAGCCCACCTGAAATGACATTGGTTCTCCTCGTGTATTCGAATTATCGAACTCCGTACCATCATTCAGCGTTCCCACATAATGAACACTCACCGTTTGTCCATTCTTTACTTTACCCATCGTAAGTTTCCTCTTTTTTTATTATTGATATAAATCATGTGAATGTGAGGCACCTGTAACCCCGTGCCTCCCTGCGGAACTTGTATTATTCGGACACTAGGTTACTATCTAGAAAGCTCTTCAAAGCGGATGCTTCACGGACAGTTAACGTCAACTGCGATTGTCCGGCACTGTAACAACCATCAGTACCGCGAGTACTAATCGTTACCGTATTGGATCCCGCCTTCTTGGCGGTGGTGTTTCGATTAACTTGAAATGAGAAACGCTTCGTGTTTTTGGTCTTAATATAGTTCATAAAATCTCCTTTAAATATTAAAAAATAGGGCATCTGTTATCCCATGCCCTCCTGCGGAATAGAAACTAACAACCTTGTTCAATATTAAAACAAGGTTGCATATTATTGTTCAAAGGTATTTTCTTTATTTTTTGCAGTATTTTCATCTGCTTCTTGCGGTTGAGAAACAGTGCTAGAACTTTCATCCTGTGCTTCATTACTACGATCATCAGAATTGCCAGATACCGTTGGGTTAACTGGTTTTACTTTATCGTCCGTAATAGTCACTGTTCCGACTGCCGGTTGGGCAGTTGGTTGTGGCGACTCTACTTGCGATGCCTTTGCTGGTACATTTTTGCTTTCGGTGTCGCTTTTATTGCTTACCCACCAAAATGCGGCTGCACCAACCAAAAGCGCAACGACGATATAGACTCCATACTTATTTAAAATTTCCTTCATAATAACCTCCTTTATAAATTGATATAAGACACCTGTGACCCCGTGCCTTCCTGCGGGATGCTAAACAACTAGCATATGATTATGTGGGGAACTAATTCTTCTTTTGAACAAACTGATAAAGTTTTTCAGCTTCCGCGATTACATCTTCTGTTGTATATGGTGGAACGGGGCTTCGTTGTCCCTCTGGTTTAAGGTGTTCATTATCAAACTGACGATTGTTCTTGTCTGTTACAATTCCTATCGCCATTCCTAATAAATCAGTGCGGAGTTCGTATCCGCTTCTATTCGATTCGCTCATTTTTTCTCCTGTGTAAGTGTGTAAATAAAAAAAAAGAAATACCAGTACGTCTATATTTCCAATACTCATGATCCCCAAGCCTTTTGAGCCTGTTCCCATTACCCGGGTTAGAGGTACGCACACCGGCTAGTAACACCGTTCACGAGCTTTCTCCCTGTTCTCGACCTGTTAAGATCACGGAACAGCACGCGGTACTACTATTAGCATTCTGCTCTTCGTTGAGTAAACTGTACACCTTTCCTCGTCGTTGAGCGTTACATTTCTAATTCTTGGAAAATTATCCATGTAACCCCTTTCGGGACGGTAAGACTGTTGCCATTCTTACCAGAGAGACTTCTGAAAACAGTAGTTAGATTCTAGAGGTTTTTAACCCTCCTTCCCAAGACTATTTTTCCATAGCATTGGAGCATGTCCTTATCCCGTTCCCACGATGAATCCACAAATCCGTAGGTATTTTTGGTAGCTCTCTTCCTGTGGTATAGAAGCTCACACCTTAAACTGCTGAATGGTTTTCAGAAGTACCACCTTCCTTTACCCATTCCCTTTCTTAGTCAGGCGACAGGGGTTTAAGAACACCCCCTTCCCAATCAAGGTTTTCTCTATCATCAACTATCGTCAATGTCCAAAAGCCGGTAACTCAATCTGGATTTCTAGACCCGAGAACCAGGGTCATTTAAATTATCAATGAACATTCAATTTATAATATATGGTACAATAAATGTTTAATCCTAAATTGCGGTTTGTTTTATATACTGATACCCCCGTGGTGATTCTCAGTCCACACTTGAAACTGCTTTAAGTTAATACCTAGTGTTTGCCTTATCTTGTTGCGTATTTTAACGCTTTTATTCGACCTGCCCCAGATCCATCTAACCGTCGATTTTTTATCTTCCAATATCTGTTCACGGATTTTTATTTGTCTCTCTAGTTCTAGAAAGTCTTCTTCAATAAGATCTATATCCAATTTGTTCTGGACAGCTAATTCAACCATGACAGTCGCATTTCCCTGTTCATATGCCTGCTGAATTTTTACAAATTTATCATCGTTATCGTGATCGGGATTTAAATCTGGGTGTGCTATTTTTACAAGGGCACGATGAATTTTTTTAAGAGATTCCCTAGATATGTCTGGCTTAAACTGGTGTTCATGTTTTGACTCTATGTTGAGAGGAATAGAATGTAAAAATTCCAACTCAAGCTTAAAATCTCGCCTAAACTCTGAAAGGTACTTGCCATCTAATTCTTTAAATTTAACTTCTTGTAATGATAGCACCTCAGACATCAAAGCTATTTTTTTAAATTTTCTTGACTTTATCATAATCCCTGATTTAAATAGCTGAACCAGGAATGTTTTTGTACGTAAATAGCTAGATCATAATCTAGACTACCATTCGTTTTCTTGCTTTATAATTTTTTCAGTAAAATCTTTATGTGGAAGAACGTCACGAATCCGTGGGGTGGCGTTGCGCTCTAACATCTTAGATGACCTATTTACGATATCCGTGAACGATTTAAATCCAGGATCATCTTCTGTACCGATTGTATTATAGTAGTCAATTAAATCGACTAATATTTCTTTCACTTCATTATTCATCATTAATCCCATAGCAACTGTAAATCGTCACCATTGGCATGAACAGCTTTTGCGCCTATTTTTCTTGCAAATCGTCTGATGTAATCCAGCGTTTCATGTTTCGCATGAATGAAACATGAAACGCCTTGCCTTCTAGAGGGAATTATAGATAATTCATCGTGATAAATAGTTTCAGCGTCATAAAAAAACTGAGCGACTTCGGTGGTACAGAAATTATTATGTTCACCTGCATCGAACTCTAATGCTGACTCCATAATCGATTGCCAACCATTAACATCCATAGCAACGTTAGAATCCCATTGCATTATGTAACCTGTCTCAAGTGTATTGCAGTCTGCGTATACTTGACGCGTTTCATTTCTAAGCTGCTCATAAGTAGCAGTATATTCATAAACTTCTCTTAAACCCATGTTATTTAATTTATTTCTCCTTTTCGTTTATCAAATTAAGTTTAATGTAGCTCAACCGGGATTGGGATATCGTCCTCGCTTACCGGATACATATTACACAATCCAGCCTCTATTAATTCCCCTGCGATATGACCATAGTGACCCTGTAGTTTCCATGCAAATCCAGAATCTATTAATTCTTGAAAAAGTATTACGATCTCAGTGAGTTTTAGTTCTCCATTCTCATACATTATAATTCGTTCATGTATCCCTTTCTTTTTCATTATGATACCCTCTTGTAATGGTGCTGTGATATTTGGCATGCTTAAAGTTATTATTCTATATTAATTCCGGCTTGGAGCGATAATCGAACATTGTTTCACCCATTAGATGGCATATTTCGTGCTGTACGCACACACATTCAAGTATATTTTTTTCATCAAAAATCATTTCATTACACTGTAAGAAATTATCTGCTTGAACAATAATATTTTTATATCTCTCTGTAAGAACAGTAACGTCTGGAAATGATATACAGCCCTCTTGAAATACGGTTTTTTCGGGTGTATTATAATATGTAAACGTAGGATTTGCAAACCACAATGGTCTACTAACGTTTACAACACACACTGCTTTAACTATGCCAATTTGATTTGCAGCTAAACCTACACCAGCGGGATACCTAGATAAAGTTGCGAATAATCTATCCGCGATTATTTTTGCCTCATCTAAAGAATCAACACGCCCGTATGGTGTTTGTAGAGATGCTACGTTTGTTACAATATCGATCATCAATGTTTAGTTGTTAAGAACTTTAACATCCTTATTATTAACTATCACCATACTATAGTTTTTCCAGCCGGAGGTGTGCTTGTTTAACGAAAAAACGTAAAACCCTTCGTTCCTCAGAGAAGAGGCTGCGATTGACTTATCTTTTGTGTATGTTCCGATGGGGTCTACAATAATGTCTTCTTTAAAAAATTTTGTCTCTGATAGCGCGCGTTTTTTAAAGAACGTTGCTTTTTTAAGCGAATTTGAAACATAAACGTGCGTTGATTGTTTAACAATGAATTTCAAAGCGATATTGTTCCACTCATAATTGTTGTCCTTTAAATCAACCTGTCCGTATGTATACTATACTCACTATGTCGCGCTATGTTTCATATTACTTTAGTCCAGATAACAATACTGCGGAAACGTTAATAGGATTCATAGATAGGTGTAAAACGTCAATAGATGCCGCAATATACTCTATAACGCATGATGATATTACAAAAGCATTAATCAGAGCGCACAACCGGGGTGTAAAAATAAGAATCCTTATCGATAACATGCAGGCAGGTAATCCATACGCCGATGATGAATTATTATTAGAGGCCGGGATCATGCTTAAGTGTGATAAAAAAACAGGGTTAATGCATCATAAATTTATCATCGGAGATAATAGTGCTGTTGGTACTGGCTCATTTAACTGGACGGTAAACGCCGCTAGAAGAAATGCAGAAAACTTTGTGATTATAAGATTAAAATATGTCGTTGGTGGATTTAAAAAAGAGTTCAATAGTATCTGGAAAAATACTTAGGTACGGTTAAGATGAATCAATCTCTGTATAGGCATATATTCTTCCATTCTTCGGATCACGGTGGATCAAGAACTTCCACATAGGGGCACCAGTAAACTTATCAAGTAACCAATACACAGCATCTTTATCAGATAAATTTTCAGGGGCATAAGTCGTATTCATACTTGTGTGACCGTATGTCGGACCACGTACTATGGACTTAGGATCGACGTCCTTAAGATCCTGTACGGTTCGTTCCGTTCTTCCCTTAAGGTCTGATACACGCTTTGCCTGTCTATCAAGTTCTTTCTGCGTTATTGCTGATGCTACAGTTTTTCCGTCTGGAAGATTATTAATACTTCCCGGTGTTTTTAACTCCGCGGTAACAAGGTTTGACACCATATTATGCCATGCAAATCTTAACCAGTTGGCCTTTGAGCTATTGGGATATTTAGCTCCTGCCGCGTGTTTGGCAATCGCGTTTTTTACGTCTATCTCCATTCTATCTCTTAAAACTGAGGCATACTGGCCGGGGTGCTTGATGTCTAGTGATTCCATCTCTTCATTGGTAGGGGGAGATTTTTTCAATAATTCCACCGTCTTATTCCAGCCGTCCGTAAACGCGGCGACCTCCCATGGCTCTTTAAAAGATTGCCATTTTACAAATTCACCTAGGTTGAAGCCCTCAGACAAAATGTTATCAACAACATCGCTTGCTGCTTCACGAATTACGCTACGCAATTGTTTTTTAGTTAAAATCACTTATTGTCTCCATCTGTACATATTAATAAACATATCGCACTGCTTAATGGACTCTTTAATCTTTCTTTCTAAACCGAACGTAACAGCGACTTGCCAGTCGTCAAAATCTTGAAGCTTCGATTCACGTAATCTAATATCTGCGTTGTTTAATAAACAGATGGCGTGGCGGTACTCCATTGCTGATGACATAAATAATCCATTTTTTGCTAACTGTCGAGCTACACTCATATGTGACTGTGCTCTATTATATAGGAGTGCAGCACATTCCGCGGTCGGTCCGCATTCTTCATTTTCCCAAGTGGCACAGGAAACAGGCCCATACGGATTAATTGATGACACGCATGAACATACATTGATAGCAATGAATAAAGCTACGGCAGTTTTTAAACCACTAACCATATACTAGTTCGATAAAAGTTGCTGTAATTTATCGTAGCACCATTTTACACCAAGCCATGCAAACGGCGAGGCGACCACACCAGCAACAACACCCCATGAAAACTCATTCATAATATTTTCCCCTTACTATAATAAATATTCAATTAGAACATATTCGACATATAGTACCCCTGGCAGGATTCGAACCTGCGACAGACGGGGATTAGGAATCCCCCGCTCTATCCATCTGAGCTACAGAGGCAAACTTATTCTGAGTTCGTACCAACAACACGCTTTAACGTATCAACATCAACATCTTGGGCGAGTAAATATCGACCACCCTGTACAATTTGATCCTTCTCAGTTATTAGCATAGGACGATATGCCATAGCGTTGCGATTCCATGTTAGAACAGTCCATTGGCCGTTAAATGCTGATGCCTTTCCTAATCCAAAACCCACTAACAATCCAGTGGCACCACCAATTATAAAACCCAACATGCTTCACCCTTTGGTTTATAGTTTTTCTTTTTATACGATTCTAATTCAACCGATGAATTATCGAAACCATATACGCATAATATCTTATCCATTAGTTATATTATAAACAACAACTGTCCATTTTTCACATAACCAAATTAATAAACAATCGTAATATTGGAAAAATATCAATAGAGTACTGCACTATCTTTAACTCGATTTATGTTTATAACTTTCGTTTTACAACGTATTAATAACAGAAGCATTAATATACTACTGTTCATTAACATCGGGCCACTCATAAATTTTACGAATACCCTCATAACATTTTGGAAATTTCCTACCCACGAAACAAGGTGGTAGTGTACCCGGGTGCCTGTTATTCCATTCCATGCCGGCAAACATCAATACCTCCTCGGCGGCAGGACCATTCTGTCGTGTAGACTTATTCTTTAACTGAAAAATGATAGCGTCTATATCCCTATCTGATAATTGACTAATTTTTTCTTTATACTGATAATCCAATTTATTGCTCCAGTTAGATAAAGTGGAGGTGCCGGGAGTCGAACCCGGGTCCGAAACAACTCAACAGACGGGTCATTCACAAACTTAGTCGATTTTTATAAATCGACAAACAATCTCGATGTTCCCAACCATCCCTATCGAGAATCAGGATCACACCTACTACGAATAGGATAACCATTTTAGTCTTGTCACAATCATTGGAGACCACCCAACTATCCGATATTTGTTTACAAGGTCATCGGCAACCCAGCGATTACGCAGCTAGTGCGTAAGCGTACTCAACGTTATCGTTGGCAATTAAAAATTGTAACACTATTTAAGCCATGTATTACGGTTGGCTGTTTGCATCCGTACAATGTCATTATTTCGTCGAAACCGTTTCACCCCCATACCAAAGATCGAATCAAGCATTGTTCAATAGCTCCGGTCTATCATTAATTATTTGTATAATTGCGGATACGCATATACCGCAATCCCGGCCGGCGGACGTCATCTTAATTACATCGTGAAAATTAGCGGTTGGGTGTAGCTCCAAATAACGCTCTATATCTTCCGCGGTAACAGACTTACAAATACAAACAATCATTTCAACACTCGTTTATATTAAAATTATACTACAAATACAGTCGATATTCATAAAATTGTTATATTATTTTGATTACGGTCTAAAGATATCAGGAACACCACAGAAACATAGTTCTTTTTTTCCATTGCATACAACCTCACTAACGCGGACTGCTCCTAAATTTGACTCACCTAACTGATGTCCTTGACAAAACTTCTCAACCTGCCCCTGAGATTTTTGAACAGCCTGCTCGCAGGTAGATAATGCTTGGTGATGCTTTGTGGTTGCATAATAGTAACCCCCGGTATATCCAAGAGCTATGCATATAACTGACGTTAATAAAATTTTACGTATAGATTTCATATTACCTTCCTCTAGGGACTAGATCCCTAATCGATTTTTTCATCCATTTAAAGTCGCGCGTATCTATTCCGCTTAACTTTTTAATTATTCTTTCAGCATCGCCAGATGAATTTATAAGCGGCCTAAGATGCTTATAAATCGCGTTATTAACGTTAGCGCTATATGCGTCTGCGAACATTTCTTTTTGTACTTCTTTTATTGCTTTTTCCAGTTTAGAAAAACCGAACAGCTCAGTTTGAAGTTCTTCCCTGATAAGTTGTCGAAGTTTTGATTCCGTAAGTTTCATTTTAATTTCTCTATACGTCGCTTTAATCTGTTCAATTGCTTCTCCAAAAGAACGACTTTATCCATGGTACCAGTGTTGATATTTTTAGCTTCACTGCACGTCATTTCCAAACGATCTAATCGATGATTCGTTGTATAATAAAAACCGCCTAAACATGCCACCGCTGTTGCTACCGCTAAAATTGTTTTAATGTCCATGCTGAAACTCATAATTAAAACTTATCCCATCTATATTCTAGCAACGTTCAGTTTACTATAACTTATAAGTATAGCTTAATCACTGGTTACATCTTTTGTAATCATCCTCTAAGCGGACCACATCATCGAGTTCTGGTGTTGATACTTCCATGAGGGTACAACCAAAATCTGACGCTATAAATCTGTGGATCGTTCCTGGAGCTACATGATACGATGCTCCTACCAGCAATACAGATCGATTAATATTTTCGCCTGATCCAATTTCAAGTATTAGTTCTCCACGAACAACATATATCGTTTCATCCTTACTCTTGTGGTACTGTCGTGACAAACGCTTATTAGGTTCTATTACCAATAGTTTTCCAACGTACTTGTCTGTTTTTGCCCATAGCTCTTCATAGCCCCACGGTTTCTTAATCATCGTTATACTACTCATATTATACTCCATAAAAACGGAAGGACAGGGACTCGAACCCTGAAGAGGTTTTAAACCTCCGCTTGTTTTCAAGACAAGTTCCTCATCCAGCCGGATCCCTTCCCCAGTCTAACTGCCTCACCTATTTAAGTACGTATTGAAATCTTCTCTTGTGTCTACATCGATTGGATCATTAACGGAATAAAAAACCGTATCGTTATTAAACAGTTGATTGTTTAACGACGGCAATTCTTTGACTTTAAAAGCTACAATAAAATGACAGTACTCAAAACATTCAGGAAAATCCTGCCAGCGATATAAGTTGTTATTAACAACCTGAGATCCCTTTTTTCCATCCGAGCTTAGAAGACACATCCATGGATGGGTTTTTATCTTTTTTCTGCATAATAAAGAATTCGCTGTGTATGTTTTCATGAACGAAAGCGCGGACTTTATATCGTCAACAGTTCTTTCTGGATACGTAGGATATAACACGACGACTATATCATCTTCCGTAAACCCATTATCCGCTACGACTTCAAGTAAAACGTCTTTTAGGGATGCAGTATCACCAGAATTTTTATCAGATCTATGATGAACTAACGCGCCGACTTCATTAACAAGCTTTATAATTTCAGGATCGTTTGTTGTTACTATCGTATTACTAAGCCATGAGCCACGAGCTTGTTCACGTAATAAAATTGGTACAAGTTTTCTATTTTTAAAAGGAAGTCTTTTCGATCCCATTCGAGCAGGAACAACAAACGTCGTATTCATTATTACGCACCTCCAAGTGTAGCCCTAAATCTATATTAACATTAATCTTGAGGGTTGTGTATCAACTTAAGAAACGTTGTTGCAAGCTCTTCTTGTTCACCAGACGCAAATAGCACAGTTGCGACCTGATAAGGGAACAGTGGGGTCGGTTCAGTTAGCTTTAATACGATGCCGACCTGGCGTCCGTCGGTGAAAAACCTATGAAAATACGGGTTGAGGATATACGAACGACCATATCACCAGGATTCATTTTATAAGCACCACACGATCAATAGTCGTGCATTTTGTCATACCGCTAACGGGAAAGAATATCTTACAAGCTGATTTGTGTGTAGATTTTACTATTCCTATTTCGTGATTGAATCCCCTAGGGAATATCTTCATTGTCACCAAATCACCGGGGTGGATGGTGCTTGCTAATTGTCTCTCCATAAATTGTTACTCGCATACGATAAAATTTCTTCTGCGCTAGCTTCGTTATAGCCGTAATCGTTTATCAACGTTTTAACCATATCGTTGTATTTTTTCCGACCGTCTTCGTCCCTTGTCTTAGATTTTGTAACAATACGAGCCATGTCCTTTACTGAGCTGATAAGATAACTTTCTATGGCTTCCTTAAGGGGCTCATAACTTCTATAGTCTACCTTCTCGCCGCGGCGTAATTTTGCAAACATATAAGCGGTTACGTCTGTCCTAAATCCATCTCGTGATGATCCAGTTACGCCGATCTGCTCCTCTATAATTCGCATAAATTTCTCATCAGGCTGTTTTTCTTCTTTCGTAACCTTATCTTTTAATTTAGAATGTGTAGTAAATGCCTCTGCATTGTCCAAGTACGTATCGAATAAAGATTGTGCCTGTTCCTCATAGGCAGCAATAAATGCCTTAGCAATTTCATTTTCTAAGATTTTTAAATACTCCTCTCGAACCACATGCTGAATCAATCCAAGACACTGCTCTCTAAATTCAGCATCTACTATCTGTTCTTTTACCTGCTTGATAATCGAATCCATTATTGATACGGGGGTAATTATACTTTTTTCCGACTCAGCAAGAGCATTATCAATAGACTTCATGATAAACCTCGTTGATATACCAAACATACCTTCATTTCTTGCTTCGTCTCTAAGATCCCTTATGTCAATTTTTCTAACGCGACCTTTCTCTATAACTTCTTCGCCATTATAAATTTTCATCTTTGTAAGAATATCACACTTTTGCGACTCCTTTAATCTAGACATCACTGAAAACATTGAGGCGACTTTTAATGAATGGGGAGCAATGTGCATATTATAGTCTGATCGCGCAAGAATCTTTTCATAAATCTTAATCTCTTGATCGAGTTCCAATATATACGGAACGTTAATTTTTACAATCCTATCGAGTATGGCTTCATTAGTGTGGGATGATTGGAATCTATTCCATTCCGATTCATTACAGTGGGCTAATATCACGCCATCGAAATAGACCATATCGTTTCTACCCGGTGAGGGTATTCTTTTTTCTTGCGTTGCGGTAATGATCGTATGTAAAAATTCAATTTCATTTTTAAACACTTCAACTAATTCTACGATACCCCTATTTCCCACATTAAATGCTCCGTTTAATGCTAGTGTTCTGGGATCTCCTTCTGGATATTTATCAAGCTTTGATATATCCTCTGATCCAATCAGTACCGACACGTCTTGAGAGTTCGCGTCCATGGGCGGTACCGATGCTATTCCCCTTCTACCGCGTTGGGAAAATGTCGTTTCTACGATGTCAAAGTTTTCGTACTTTCCGTCGTATTCATTTAACAATAAATGACGTGCAACTGGACTAATATCCCCCTCTATAGAAACGCCAAGTCTTGACTCAAACTCATCCCTTAGTGATCGTGGTAATAATTGGAGGGGCTCTCCTCGTTGAGGGTCTCCTTTTAAGTGATAATAGGATAATCCGTCAATGGCCTTCTTAATGTGTTCCACAAGCGCAGATTTACCTGCACCAACAGGTCCCATCAAAAGAATCACTTGTCGACTTTCTTCACCTTTCATTGCCGCAGACTTTAAAAACCGCATCACCTTTGCAATTACGCGTTCCATTCCGAAAAATTCATTTTTAAAATAATCGTATATCTTTATATTTTCATTATCAAAAATCTTTAACTTTCTAGGGTCGGATGATTCCATTGTCACTACGCCACGATCAACGACCGTATCATATAAGCGTTTGTGGGCCAACTTAACAACATCTGATTCTTTTTGGATCAGGTCGACATACTCTATAAAATTACCTACGAATTTTTTCTTTTTCTTTTTTCGGCGTTGTTTACGAATTAAATTAAGAAATTCATTTTCATTATTTTTTTCTTCTAGCATACATCAATCCTATCATAGTTTTTAAACTCGTTTTATTAAAATTCCCACGGTTCTTCTTCAATAACAGTCGATAATTTAACATCATCACCCCACAACGTTTTGATGTGTTCCACGACTTGATCTGCATGTTCAAGTTCTAAATCACGACCATCATGCTCGTGTTGCAGTCGTAAAGTAAATTCCTTATCAACATCAACAGCATATATCACAGGCATCGCGTTTGTCCCTACATTCTTTACCAGCGATGATCGAATGACTTTCCAACCATCTTCATCAGAAATCTCTTTAATTAAATAGCCAACTTTTCTCTTTAAAGAAAAACTAAACAATCCTAAATCTTCACAATCCTTCCTGGTTAAATAAGACAATAAGAATGAAGAATCGTTAAGGGACTCCCTTGCAATGAAACATTCGTCTAATCCAAAGCGTTCCTCAATTCTACGAAACATTTCAAACCCTAAGTGGTATGGATTTAATCCCCCCATATGAGGTCTGATAACCAAGTTATGCATTTTAAGAAACGCAAGATGCATTTTGTCTGGCAATTTTAAATTATGCATTGTTCGATAATGCCAAAACGAAGCCCATCCTTCATTCATTATTTTTGTTTGTATCTGTGGAATGAAATAATTTGATTCCATCCTGACAATCTCTAATATATCCCTCTTCCAGTCTGGCATATTTCTTGAATTTTCTGCAATAAATGATAATAAATCGTACTCTGGATCTATAACAATTCTCTCTATTGTTTCTGGATCTATATCTGTTTCGTCTTCTTCCGCGCGACTGATCAATCTTGTAACTTGATCGTCCCTGGTTAAAGATTGCATTCTATTCCGCGGGACCTGAAACTGAATAGCGTGGGCGGCGGTTACGATTGTTTCAACTTTATCGATCCCTATCGTAGGATCTTCAATATACGCCTGGATTCTCTTCTTTGCATTTCTCATTCTACTAACGATAATGTCAGGATCTGTATTTTTAAAAGTTGCGTTGTTCTTAAAAAAATCAGAATGTCCAACGCAATGTGCCATAATAAGAACCTGTAAATATAAAGGGTTTTCCCGCATTAAATAAGCGATAGAAGGATCTGCATTGATGATTAATTCATATGGTAATCCAGACACTCCTGCGTTATACGACTGGTGAATTCTTTCAAAGCTTTTTCCGAATGACCAGTGACCATAATGAGTTGGCATTCCGTGATACGACATATGACCTATCATCGTATAATAATCGCATATTTCATATCTGATAGGAAACCAGTCAAGGTTAGCGGCCCTAGATAATTCAACAACTTCCTTATCCCACTTTTCTAGATCTGCGATGCTCCAACTCATTTTGCCATTACCCGTCTTGGTTTTCGACTCGCACCAAACAATCGTTTAAACGAAGGCCAAATATCTGATTTCGAATGTATGTTAACTAATTTAAACATACGATCAGCCATCATATCATATGCCTCCCATAAAATCGTCTGTCGGTCGTCCCCTCGATCCCAGTTCGGTATATCTGACGCGGGACGAATCTCACAATAACCGAATAATTGGCACTGTGTCTTTAGCTGTTCGATTAATATTTTTGTTTTTTGCATATCCTGTGGCCAATTATCGCCATCTGAACATTGAAAGCAATATACGTTCCAGTTTGTCGGATGATACCTACCTGCAATTAGTTCTTGTACCTTTTCAAGACCTGTCGACACCAGAGTGCCACCTGCATTTCCTCGTTTAAAAAACTGTTCTTCACTAACTTCGTATGCTGATGTATCATGAGCTACAAACACTATTTCGACATGCTCATATTTGCTACGTAAAAAATGATACAACAGAAAATAAAAACTTCTGGCCAAATACTTCTTGAGTTTTGTCATCGATCCAGATATGTCCATTAAAAAAAATATTACAGCGTTAGATGCCTCGCGCTCTTTTACTTTAATATGTTTATAACGCAGATCATTGTCGTGAAACCCGATCTCTTCTTGGTCGTGAGACTCATCCTGCTTAGCAAATTTAGATGCTTTTCTACGTTTAATCAATTGTTTGAATGACTTCTTTTTATCAAGTCGAGGTCTAATACCCTGTGAACGATATCCGTGACGCTTAAATTTCTCTCCACTGATGCGCATCATTTTCTTTTTTTCAAGATCAGGTAATTCTAAATCTGAAAATAGATAATCTGTTAATTCCTCCAAGGTAATTTCGACTTCGTAATATTCTTCGCCCGGTTTATCTCCTGACGCGGATGGATTTTTTCCCTGTTTTTGACTTGGGTCTTCTCCCACCTTTTGGCCGCGGCGTATATCCTTATTTGGAGCTGAACCTACCCTGTCATTCTTTTGATTATCACCGTATACAAATCTATATTCTTTTATGCCACGGACAGGAACTCTAATTTTTTTCTTTCCATCTTGACCGATAATGGATTCTTCTGCAACGACATCTGTAACGCCACGCTTTATCGCATCTTCAATTTTAGCCCGGTGGCGGCGTCGATCGCCTGCTGCTCGATCAGCAACTGTTTTATGTCTAATAAAATCTGACATGGTATAAATTAAATATCGTAAAATAAATTATAGCATTGCCAAAATGAGTATTGATTTGCACAAGACATATTATATTTGCTTCTCCCAGCACGTTGGACAATAAAGATTTACGCTTGTTTCGTTATGCTCGATAACGATGTGCCACTCATTTATCATCTTTTTGTTGGTTTCATCGAATGCCTCGGTGCATACTGTACATTTATTTGGCAATAACTTATTTAATTTTAACTGTTTATCTAGTTTTTGCTTTTTTCGTTTAATTTTTTGCTTATTGTTCTTTCTCTGCAATGGTCTCGAAGCACGACTACTCATTAATATTTTTCTCTCCCCGCTTGCGTAATGTGTCAAGTATTCGCTCATTCTGCGTCGTCGTGTGTAATAAATGTCTAACGAATAATCCGATGCACATTACTGTGCAAATTAAAATTGCGTACTCCAAACTGTAATCCTCTCTAAAAATCTAGTGAAATAAACGTTGCGAGTGAAGGACTGGTTTTTGCCAGCGCTATTCTATCGTCAGGGACAAAGCCCAGGCCAATCATGCTGCACCATAAATTAGCGAACTTACATTTTTTGCGCCACATCCCATACCCATTGATGTTATCATACACAAAAAATTTAGAATTATCTTTTCTTATTTCCCACCATATTTTTTTGGTGCGGTCTTCTTTACGATAACTTCTAATTTCTGGAATTTCGATCAACTTAATTCTCCACCTACGTAATATTATTAATATCATAACAATATTACACTAGTTTTATAGAAAAATTAATGAATTGTTGGCTTGCCCGATTTTGATTCTGGAACTGTTTCGTCAACAGGCACAATGCTTAATAAAAATTTATCGAGGTCCGTGTTGAAAAGCAAAACAAGACACTCATCCATCTTTATGTTTGCTATATCAGCTGTACCAATCGATAACTTTCCACCCTGTTTTTTAACAATAGCCGATAATAATAAACACAGAAAATCAGAGTTTTTTAACATTCCAGAATCTAGTTCATCAAACATAGAGTATATTCATTTTAAGGTAAAATCCGATATGAATCAGGAAGATGACGGGGTTGGATGGTGTGATTACTTTCTTGAATTGCAACTGCCTTGCTTGTTAAATCGGTGTCATCGGCCCACTTAGCATACCTAACTGCTTTTTCTATCCAATACGATGCATACGGATCAGACAGCCTACTTGCTCTTAACAGGGCTCTCTTCGCCATGAAGCGATATTCGCGTTTTGCTTGATCCATTGTATACATTTTTTTATCTACCATCTAAAAGATTATTTATGCAATACGCACATAAAGTTACATTTTTTATAGTAGAGTAAAAATGTTTAGGATTTTTTTAACAATTAAAAACTATTTTGTTTTACGAGATCTAAGAATATAGTCCCAGAACGGAAATGTTACGCACCAGTTACAGTCCTGATTTTTTCCCATGTGATGGTCATAATGCCACCTTAGATGGTGCTTTCCCCATTCGACATCAGTGTGACTCTTTCTATGAAGATAAAAATATAGACACACATGAAACAACAAACCAGAAAAAAATGTTACAGACAATAGGACGGTGGGCAAGTGCAATAAGCCAAGAATACTTAACGATAGTATTTCTTTAGTTTTAGAATTCCATCCTAAACCGATAGTCCTATAAGAATCATCTGCATTCTCAAACTTTCTACAGGTCTTGTGGTGTTCATTCCAGTGAAATGACCAGAATGATTGTTTATCCTTACCCAAACCATGTAAAACGTACTTATGCAAAATCCATTCTATAAAATTTGCATAGATCAATGCGCAAAAGAAAATAATAACACTTTGTATCATGGTGTGAAACTTAGCCTACCAGCGTTTTACCTGATCTTTGTACCTGTTCTCTTAAGTCGTCTTTTGCAAGCTCCTTAAGGCTACCCATGGCATCTAAAAACTTAGGATGACTATGATTATTAATCGGTAGGTTTCTTAGCAACCACCTAACGTCACGCTGATCCAGACGGTGGGATGGTATATTCATCGTTTCCAGCACTAACCGTAATTGATTCCACTTTACTAGGTTCATCTTGTTTAATCCTTTGTAACATAGCTGTTCGTTTATTAAATTTAATTAGTATTTTCGCACTGTTTTTTTTCACAATAAACTTGCCGCGCTCTAAGGAGCGCGGCAATATTTTCTTTATAAAACTTTTTCTAATTTTCCATACCATATAATATGGATCCGATGCTATAACGTGTAGTACATGACTACAATCAATTCCCATTCGTATCAGCTAGCATTACCACGCTAGAATCAATCAAAGTATCAGAATTTGTAACAGTACTTAATACGTCAAGCGTTTTTCGTAGGTGGGTCATGGCTGTCTTTGTCGTATCAATACACACCAGCTTTTCCGTTGTTTGCTCGGCAAGCTTGTGTTCTAACACAGACACCTGCTGATTTAAAACGGCGACCTGGCCCTCTAGCGTCTTATTTTCTTGAATTACTTGATAACAATACACTGTTACAATAACAGTTACGATGACGCCTAGGATGCCTAGACCTTCCTGTAGATTTCCGTTCATAAGTTGTCCTCCTAATGTTATTATACCACACAAAAGAACACTTTTCACACTTCCACACTAGGGGACAATTAATTTAGGTAACTGTCCACCCGCCATCCAATTTACATCCACGTTCCCCTTTATACCAGAAACGCTGCCCCTGCTACCGTACTGCCACACATTCCACTCTTGCCAGCCCCTAACGTTTCTTTTAGGTTCCACTGTTCCGCTATACGATGCCCACCATACAGGATACTGAATTAATTTACTGAGATCATTTTTATTGGCTTTTACCAAAAATAAATCCCACGCCCACTTTGCAGAATACACGACTGATTTTACACCAGCTTCTTGCTCAACAACATCGAGCCATTTTAAGCACCAGTCCACGTTATACTGGTCGTCAGTCTTCATACCCTTTTCAACATCTAGAACGGGTAAAAGATCCCCAGGCTTAATTCCCACCTTCGACATGACATTTAAAAAATGGTGGGCTTCCTGCACTGCATCCGTAAGCGGATTATCGTTATTATTATAATCTGGGCGAGCAAAGTGATATCCACCAACGATTAATCCATTATCTCTGGCACCTTTAAATTTATCCGTATGGCCACGATTTGTATGGGTCACTCCCTCGGTGGCTTTAATCCAGCAATACTCTACATTAGTCTTGCTCACAGCTTTCCAGTCAATGTTCTTACCGTTCCAGGCACTTACATCTATGCCGTGCAAAACCTCAATCCCGAGATGTTTTAGCGTCTGTGGTCCCGCAATACCATCTAGCACTAAACTGTTACTCTGCTGATAACTTTTTACAGCGATGTCGGTTTTTGTGCCGAATTTACCATCAGTGACCAGCGAAAGACATCGCTGAAGTCTTTTTACTTCCTGTCCTTCATCACCCTTTCTTAACGTATAATTTGCCATATATACCTCCCGCGCTAATTATACTGCGAATGAAGATCCACACCCGCATGTGTTCGTTGCATTCGGATTCTCAAAATTAAACCCTGAATACTGAAACGATTCAACGTAATCTATAACTGTGCCCTCTAAATACTGGAAACTCATTGGGTCTACAAGGACCTTTAAACCCTTAAATTCTTGTATATGATCATTATCATGCGCATGACCGAAATCCATATCGTAAGTAAACCCAGAACAGCCGCCGCCTTGAACGGCGATACGCAAATCATAACCCTCTAAGTTTTGATTTACTGCCAGTTCATGAATTTTACGAAGAGCGACATCAGTAAATTTCACTTATCAATCTCCAATTAAAGAACAACACTATAGTTTTTCTTTCGTTTCGGCTTTTACTACATGCTCAAATTTGATATCAGCTCTTATCTTATGTCCGGCGATGCTGATGGGTAACGATAATTTTGCGCTTTTGTCACCGATTATTCTATTCTTTAAAATCTTTTTTATAAATGATCTTAGTGTTTCCGTAGACGAACCCACAACTCTGCCCGCGATAGAATCAAGCTCGTTCTCCAACTCAGCTCCCTGGAGTTGTCGTAGTTTCTCAACCTCAAATTCTTGAACTCTTGCCGATTTAGGCATTGATCTGACTTCAGGTCGGCTTGCGCTAATTGCCGCGTATCTTGAACCAGGTATAATATAACCCGCATTTTTTGCAATCAAAATGTACCAGTCATAACCGACATTCGATGCTGTTGGAACACTTGAAAAGTCTTTCGAGTTTGTCTTTTTTACTTCTACAACGTAAAGTTTATCATCTTCATCAAAATATACTGCATCAGGTTTATACTGTAGTTTTGCGAGCGCCGTGGTGCGTTGAGGTGGTGTTGAGTCTGTGATCGGTACATTTTTTTTCCAATAAGCGTCATAGCCGCCCTTATTAAGAGTATCAACCACCAATTGCTCAACAGCCTCATCAGACCTACTCCAAAGATTCGTTGTATCCAAAACGTTAAACGTATTTTTGCCGGCCGTGATTTGTTGTGTTTTAAACGCTCGAAGGAATTTAGGATTATTTTTCAATGTTGCATCTGTTACGAAAGCAAGTTTCTTTCTAAGACTGGTGGATGCTTTCCAGCCAGAAATATCAGTTGGGTCTGTCCATTGTTGGCCATGGGCTGTCGACTGTTCCCGAATAATGTTTTTTAACTGTTTTTTGGTGATGTTCATCAGAGCAATGTTTTTCCCACGTATATACCATCAATAAATATACTGACAAATAAGAAACGCCAGGTCCATCGATGTGAACCGTGAGCACATTCATTCCACGCGTATAGAGTCTGATCCCACGCGGATTTCCATAGGTTACTAATCATATAAATTTTTCATTACCTTTCTAGGTCGTTAATGACCTCTTCGTTGATTTACAATAACACGCTGAATTAATTCTCGTAATATACCGCTGGATTCGTTAAACAACCCAGCGTCATCAAAGCTTACGATGTAGGAATATATCCGTTTCTTTAAGGCGTTCTGAACCTCTTGTCCTACAAGGTCTGGGGCATACTTCGTCAATGCCGTTGGTAAATTTGGGTCGTCAAAGTTAATTTTTTTACGTAATATATCGATTGCTCCTTGTTTACCGAATTTTTTCACAAGAAGCTCAGCAGCCTCAAAAGCATATGCGTCGACCTCTATATGTGCCTCTAGGTAATCCTTATAATAACGTTCACTACCACCTGGTAGCCATTCACCAGTCTCCGTATTCTTATATTTTGGGCTCTGGTCATCTGGCATCTGACGCGGATCCTGTTTCATTTTACGGAATGCAGACAGCATACTTCGCTTGCCACGATCAGATGTTTGTTTTTTAATTTGACCGTAGTGAATTAATTCATGACGTATCGTAGAAGCAATGTGACTAATTAATCTTGTAACGTTCAAGTCAGACATATCGTAATCATCGCTTAATATCATTAAATCAAGCGTTAATTTTTTTCTACCGCTTTTCTCTGCCACACCAAAATTTGCATTAAATAACCAATCACTTAAGTTGGCGGGATGACCTGGCCCTAGTGTATAATGACCAGACTCCGTATCTAGCGGACTTTCGACATAAAAAATTATATTCGTATCATTCGTCTTGGCAAAAACCCGAAGAGCGTCCTGTAAACGTTTTGCTGCATCGGTTTGTGGTTGCGAATTGCGGACAAGCCATGAATCATCTGTATTATTCCGCGTCCAAAATTTAGATAACGTAATAGCTTTATCTAAACCACTGAAAAACTTTGGTGCTAGTTTTGTTAGTTCTTTTATGACGCGTTCGGGTCTCTTTGTCATAAACTAAATATTTCAGGATCGCGTATTGTTACTTTGTTTTTTGTTTTTCGATTTACGAGATTTCTTAGCTTTTTTTGTTTTTTGCTCTAAAGGCTTGGTCCAAGATTTTACGACGTAGTGATCATCGCTATTCATTCGTTTAATTTTGTATAAATGAGTTTCAGTTTCACGACTACTGTTATCGCCCGTAAATGATACGAGCTTTTCTACAGCTTCTTCGTATCTTTGAAATCGACCCTCGGTGTTCCACGTTTTATTAACTTGCTCGTCCAATGTGACCTCCCTAATAATACTATTATTATATGCGTATTGTTTATTGTATCATTTATCCTGCGGTTTATTATCTTGATCTGCAAGTTTCATCAACTCTGGATCTGCAAGATACATTTTATCGCCAAACATGAATACGTGTTTTAAAATTAGAACCTTTGACGTTAACGACTTTTTAACACGAGTCGTTCCCACGTAAATACCATATGATACATCATTAATTGTATCGCTACCATAATGAGATGAACGTAATATATCATATTCGCGATCTCCCAAACGCTCACGTCGAGACGAGATTTTATGCGCGGGTATTACCAAATCACCTTCTGAATACATTGTCTAACTCCTAATACAATTATACCACAGAGCTAAAAAATTTTCACGCTTCAAAATATACGTAATAATAATGAGATATTAGAAAACACACAAGCACAAACAACGAAGATTTTAACAAGTCTCGTATCGAACTCCCAGCCATAGAAATACGTATGTCGGAAGAACATAATTTAGAACAAGCGATTTAATTTTTTTTTAACCTTAAAAAATCAACTGCACCTGCCTGAAGATTTGTAATGTTTCCATTGGCTCGTGTAATAAACGTTTCTACATGATGATTGATTTCATCATTTCCCAATCTATTTACATACGCTATAAGATAAAATATAAAACGCTCATCGAGTATTTTATACCCAATTGACAAACGTCTAGATATTTTTTTCTTTAGCTTACGAAACCTTCTTGTGTACTGCCTAAACCTATGTTTATCAATCCCCTGTAAAAAAACTTGTTTTTCTTTTCCTCGCAGAAATGGAATTAAATCCAGCTCGAAAAGTTTCATTTCTATAAGGAGTTTTTGGTAAGAATTTAATGTCGATTCCAACACCACCTATTTCCCCATGTGTACCTGTAATTCCCTCGTGTCAAAATATAATTTACATCCGGGTGTTAAAATCCAGGTTCGTTTTATCTTGCATTGCGTTGGAGGTGCAGCTTGTCCATCGGTTAAAATAAACAACGTATCAAACTGCGACGCATGTTTGTTTGCCCAGTCGGTCGGAGCATTAAAATCTGTACCCCCGGATCTATATCTGATCGGCGTAATCTTTTCGCCTCGTTTATAGCTTGTAACATTATCGTCGACCAAAGTATCGAAGTGAATCACCGTAATCTCAATTTCCTTTGCGAGCTTATTCAACTCACCGAATAATAACGAAATGTCATCATTAGATACGGAACCAGATTCGTCAATAGCAACAAGCACCCTGCTACGTCGCAGGTAAGTCTTTCCTGGGTGCGCTAATCCATATTTACGATTCCTACGAGTCCGGGTTGATCTTTTATCTCTTGACTTAGCCATACCCGTACTCATTCTAAGTAACGTTCGCCAATCAACAGTTCCAGCACAGAACTCCTTTAACCGGGTTTGCATCTCTGTAGGAACATCACCCCACGCCTGGAGACCTTTCGCAACACGCTGTTCGACCTCACGAACAGCGTCACGAATAACACTACGAATCTCTTCTCGTATAACAGTTCGCTCAACGGAATCAACGCTATCCTGCCAACCGTCGTGATTGTCTATATTGGCCATACCATCGTAAGGGTCAGGATTGTCGTCCGTAGAACCAGAACCAGACTTATGCTTGCCGTCAGTTAATTCCTGCAGAGCATCTTCTTCTTTTATAAGTCGATTGTAGTACCACTCGCTAGACTTCATACGGGGTAGCGATTCAATTAGACGCGCAAGTTTTTCTTGACCCTTCGGAATGTTCTTAAACGATGTACCTGGAATTATTGCACAATCGGGAAGGTGCTCAGCAGTAATTAAACAATTAATCGCACAGTCTGTAGCTAAATTCCACACTAGCGCATTCTCTTTCTTCCTGGAACAAATATGCTCCTCAATTATATGGAGAAATTCGTGCTTAAGCACACCCTTCACATGTTGGGATTCTAACTGACCAAAAAAATCAGGATTCCAGTGCATCACCACTTTTTCGTTGTCAAACCCAACACCTGCGGTCGGAACATCGAATGATCGAATTTTTCGAATTCTACGAGATATAGCCGCGTAGAATGGATCCGTAGCCATCTGCGCAACCAGGTGTTTATTAAACTCACGCTGATCCATTTAACCCTCCTGATAATATTATACTACGAATTTATGACGATTTCACAGATCGTCTCGCACTTCACCGATACACTCAAGAACGAATTCTTTATTGAGGTAGTGGACGCGTTTTGCATTTTCAGGATCTGATGTTACAAATTTTCTCCACGAAGCGATAACCATTTCAGCTGGTAACTTACGCTGAAATGCTGCAATATTTTTAATTTGACGCTCAGTCCAGGTGTTTTCTCCGCAATGAATGTCTAGCCTATCAATAAGCGCGTTAAGATATCCGTAATCATTGAAATCTATACGTCGTTCAACCTTACCGAACTTATTAATAACATCCTCTGCAGCTACATTTTGCTTGCACGATTTTACAAAATTAGTGAATGCAACAGCTGCCTCAGTACCTACAATCGATTGGGATGTCAGTTGAACGAGGTGGTGAACAGTGTTATCTGACGCGACGTCTTTGAGGTTTACGTTTACGAATGATTCATGCAAACGTTCCCACGACCTACGAGATGGATAAACCTTATAGGGTTCGATGTCTCCGTGGTGCTCAAGGTGACTTGGCCACTGGGAAATAAAATCAACAACTTCGTCGCATAGATTTCCTCTGGCCCAACTAAGCCAGTCATCAATCGTCGGCTGCAACTTAATCACTGCAAATCGATCATAAAGTGCTGGATCCAATGAATCCACATGATACTGACTAGCTGTATTCATCGCTGCAAACACGATGGTTTCTGGATGCAAGTAATGACCATTAATGTTTCTATCAAGAATTAACTGGAATGCCGCTTGTTTTACCTCGGGCGTTGCTCTGTTAAATTCGTCCAAAAGCAGCACATGCGGTGCTTGGGCACATTTAATAATAAATTCTGGAGGGGCAAATCTTGTCGTTGTCTTTCGACCCCATTTAACCCTAATACCCTTAGCGATCTGTTCCGCTGCGCCCGAGCTCATTCCAGCCAAGGTGTTTTCAAGATCAGCCTGGTATGCTGCCTCTACCTCGGGATCATCGAATTGAACATCAATAATCTCTGGAATGCCGATGAAATCTCCTTCCGTCATCAAAGCAAGTCGAATATCGAGCATAGGTAGATTTAAATTATCTGAAATCTGTTTGACACCCTGGCTCTTACCGATACCATGATCACCCTCGATAACGCGGGAAATATGACGAGGTAATTTTGTCCCAATTGTAATAAAACTTTCAAAATCGTAAGACATTATATACTCCTAGTCGCCTTAATTAAATTGTATCATGTGTTGATTAATGTTTCACGGATCGGTTATTTTTTAATGCTGGATGTTTGTACAGGTCCCTCTATAATGTTCGCTCCCTTTTGATAATAAATATCCTGCACCAAGGATCCGATACCGCTCTGAAAACTTGGGTTGGCGGCTAAGCTTTTTACCTGGTCTCTCGTTAAATTATGACCAAATTGCCTATTATACTGTTTAGCAAATTTATGCATTGCACTTAACAGCACGTTACGTGCTGTTGCGTGATTCATCTTCGTGCCTGAATCTGACATAGCTTTGGCCATGTTTCGAAAATCCATACCGTCGAAGTCTTTTCCAATTGTTGCGTACTTTTTATTGTTTCTATTCATGCGAGTTTTCTCCTTATGTGATTCCATCATACCACACGTAAGGAAACTTTTCACAGTAAAAACGAACTTTATGAAAATAAGGTTAATTGATATTCGCGGATCCGTGAATAGATAGATCTATCAGGATTTTTCATCCTGCTTTACAGGATCTGGAAGAGACTCAGGGGAACCTACTGATTCCTCGCCTGATGCTAGTTTTTGATAATCGACAGGGTCAACTAGATTTTCTCCACCTGCCCATGCATCCGTGGTTGTTTCAACATCCTGTAAAATTAATGCAACTTCTTCCGCTATAATATGACGCAGTCTTGATTTAGTTAGTTTCATTTGTTGTTAACAACATCCGTTATCGCATACACAGCAACCGCAGCAGCAGCAGCAATGCTTAGAATTAAAAAGGTTTACCAGTCTATGTAAAAATGCTTTCATGTTATTCTCCTTACTATTATATATCCTCGTAAATAGATACATCGACATCAAAAAAAGCAGTATTATCGTCGTTCCAATTAGATATCCAAATTCGCAAAACAATAAACCCATCCGTTACCCATTAAATATTTTTTGCTTTTGCCTGCCACTTATTTGATGTATCGCTATCAGTAATGGGTCCACCACCTGCCCATGTATCGCAGGTCCGAGCACTTAAACACTTAAAATGATGCATCCAACAATAACCAAACTGGATTGGATACTTTTTCTGGTTAAACCCTGGCACGTCATCAGGAAATTTTTTATCCAAGCCTTCATCGATAAGGGGCATACACTCCTTCATTCGGGGTGATATATCGAATGCAATACAGTTTGCGCACCGGGATGACATTGCTTCATCAACGGTGGCCGACCATTTTTCTGCAATGGGCTGCCAAAATTCAATGCTTGGTTTCGCTGGATTTAATGGACCGTAAGAATGATTATCACGAGTTGTATTTCTGTTGTTCGTATTCGCTTTAATATCTCGAGTTGCCAAGGGACAAGAAATTGTCTCGACATCCGCTTCAAAATCTTGCAATTGCTCTTTAATTATCTTTCTTAACGCTTTTATCGATATCTTCATATCTCTTCCTTATACCCTATGACATTAAATATAGAACTAAAACATGGTTAGATATTAATTTACATAGTTCTCGTGGTACCACGTCACATATTGTGTTAGTGGCCCATCATTAGGTTGGATAGAATAATCATTATTGATTAAAATATTAAATGCATCTGAAGCGTATTCGCCAATCCCTGGTAACTTTTTTGGATCATCTGCAAGATTAAATGACAAATAAGCCTCACTAAACTTTTTCATCACAGATGTTCTACGATTATACATTCCGAGAGACCTAATAAATGAAATTATTTCACTAGCGTCTGCTTTGATTATCTCACTCGGACTTGAAAAGCGTTTAAAAAATTGATGGACCATCGGTCTGACCTGTTTATGACTTGTTAGGTTTAACATGATACAACACATAAGCACCTTCCATGGATCATCAAGAAAGTCCTCCTGGACCAACCCAAACTTTTTATCCGGTATTATCCACCCCTTTTCCATACAAGCCCTCCAGATCTCTTGTATACACCTCGTATGGCCTTTCTGGCGTACATCGTGGCCGCCCATTGACCATCGTCTATTAAACTTAATAACATGTCTTCATCTGAATTTACAAGAACAAATAAATAACTAAGCAAATAATACTCTGGATCGTGGTCATAACTGAGGCCTGATGAATATTCAATACAGATCGCGGAAGCCTTTTCATAGAATAACTGCACACTAATAGATTTTTTTCTGGGGTTTTCCAAAACCTTAATCAACAATGTAGATGGATCACATACGTAACTCTTGTCAAGTAGTTTGATCACTATCCGTACCTCCCGATATTTCAAGCATATTTTTTTCTAGTGCATTTTTAATTTGCATAAGGTCATCAACAATACTATCCGGTACGTTAATTCCTTTTCTTTCAAGAAAATCAACACATTTCAACGCATCGATTGTTTTATCAAGATCACGGCTTAACCTGTACAGGTCTAAACTGATTACGTTGGTGATATTTTTATTGCTCATAACTAATGTAGGTGTATAATACAAATCACTGTAAATCTTCTTTCCTAGAAAGTACAAACAACATGACAGCAATTAAAAACGTTATGAATAATTCTTATCAATCGTTTGTCTCAACTGACGTTTGACTAGATAAAGTATAATAAAAAATCTCCTGTCCGTTGTCAGAAGAGTTTCTAATCTCGCTCTTAACCAACGTTAGCTTCCAGCTTGTCTGTGGACTTGAATCCCTCTTAAGATAGTTCGTGTAGTGTATGCTTGCCAACTGAACAGAAAGTTTTCTTACCTCTTGCGAAAATCCGGTGGTGGGAGCCACGATGACTAAGAGGTCATTTACACCAGCGCAATTGTTGAACCTCAAAACAATAGCTGGCATGGGAAGGATTTTTATATTCCAGTTTTCAACTGGTTCGCATGTCTTTTCAACATTCGCTACTGTCAATAATGGATAACTAGTTTCTGACGATGCTAGGTTTGTTGTAGCGCAAGAAGTCAATCCTAGCAATAGTAGTGTTATTAATATTCTCATATTTTTCCTTTTTAATTCTACGGCGCTGGTTTTCCGCCGCATGCAGTTTCATCAAGTATTTCCAAAAGACTGTTATACATTTCAATTGCTTTCATTGTCAAGGGATACACCTTTCCGCCCATACCAGCCGAGGCTAACGCTTCGTAATTATCTGATGATCCAGAGTCTATTAACCACTGCTGGGTAAAAGCGTATACGGACAGTTCGTCGGCAACATTTATCATACCGACGAGTATCGATTCTGTTATTTTAGGATCTAGATAACTCTGACCTTCTTCATCTGAAAATAGAATTATTACGTGTTTAGCATCCTCTCTCCAACTAATATTCCATCCGTTTATCGGTGGATTTGATGAATTGCTATATCCCCACATATCTGTTCCCCACCCTAAATCGGATAATTGGTATGGCAGCGATGATGCACCCACTAAATTATGTATGGCTAAATAAATGGCGTCGTAGTTCTGCTCAGAACCGCCGTTTAAAATAAATCCAGAACTTTGAAAAATTGTCATAAATGTTTTAAAATCAACGAGATCCGTCTTAAGTACGACTTGCTCTTTAGAAGTTAAGCTATTATATGACGCAGTAAATACCAGTCCCCATTTTATAACTTCTGAATCGCTATAGTGGGTAGCAAACTTGTTTAATGCCGTCATTACTGCGTTTATTTCTTCATACATCGAACCAGATAAATCCACGACCAAAAGGATATCAGTCGGTTCCAGCTGTTTATCTTCATCAATTGCACCATCACAATTTGTGTCTGTTCCGTTGCATATATCCTCCGGCTCTGGAACTACCTCTCCAAGACAGAGCTTCTTAACAAATACACCATTGTCGTCATAATTACCCCAACTACCTTCTAAGCATGTCATCTCTCCAGGTAAGCATATTCCGACAAACATCGTTGATGGTGGGCCACTATAACATCCCGCAAAAAGATTCTCATCTATAAGACTATTACAATTATCATCATGGTTATTACATTCCTCTGGCTTAACCTCACCTAGATATTTATCGCATGTAGTACCAGGTGCTGTTGTCTGAGGTAACCAGTGGCACACAGCCAAGCATTCAGATAGTTGTAACTCGGCGCAGGTTGGATCAGTCGGATCTACGCACTCGCAAGTTTTGTATCCAGCGCCGCAAATAAGAGGGCTTTCCTGACAGGGGAACAAAACACCGATATCACTCACTGTACATAAACAATCTAAGCCTTCGTCTGCTTTTCCGTCACAGTCATCGTCTAACCCATTACAGACTTCTGGCAGCGGTTGTTTTGCTGTGCAAATCCAGTTTCCACCAACACATATATTCAAATTTTCTTCGCAATCAGTACTGCACTTACCAATTAAATCTTCGTCGATTAAACCATTGCAGTCGTTGTCTTTGCCATCACAAATTTCATCATCAACTGGTCCGCATTCCCCGCACGCATTTAATTGTCCCTCATCGATGTCACCATCACAATTATCATCCAACCCGTTACATATTTCTTCCGGGACTTTCCCGCACTCCCCACACGCGTTCGACACATCCTCATCGATGTCACCATCACAGTCGTTATCGATGCCGTCGCAGATTTCTTCCTCTGGCTCGGGACCCTGGCAAACTAATTGGCCTGCGATACATAAATTTTCACCAGTACCGCATAGTTTTTCGCACTCACCGTAATCACCTTCGTCTACGAGACCATTACAATTATCATCAATATTATTGCATATTTCTTCTATGTCTTCAAATCCCTCATCAACCTCACCATCACAATCGTTATCTTTGCCGTCGCAGAACTCAGGTTCACAATCTGTTTTGCACTTAGTGTAATAAATGACACCCTTATCGCAGGTTTTATCTTTTACACCGGGATATCCATCGTCTGTAACACATGGAATATCAGCCTCTAAAATGTGGGTGGTGGGATCGCACTCCAATATTTCTTCACACTCGCCTTCTAAAACTACATTTGGAGGGCTAGTACAATAATCAATGCAAATTTCTTTTTGCCAAATTTCGTCCAACGGAGGGCAGAAATAATAAGCGCATTTAATACAATCTTTTTCGTATGTGTCCTCTTCTATTTCTTGAACCGCATCCTCAATCGTATCATCGCCGTCAGTAGCCGATACAATATCCTCTGCATCCATTTCGGGGTACACAAAATTATCTTGTAAATTATTTTTTTCATTGTCCAGGCCCGCTCCGTCTGTCGTAGAACACGACATAAAAATTATCATCATAGATGCGACGGCTGCGTATCTCATTTCTTCATACCAAGGATGGCCCCTTTATTAAAATAAATATAGAAATGAACAAATGTGAACAATTATTTTTTTTTATGAATAATAATTGTTTGCTATTTTAATTGTGACCTTAAATTCGCAGCTGGTGTCTGAAGCCTGTTTAGCATCGACGATGATTTAACTGCATCGACGACGTCATTAAAATCTACGCCTGCGGCGGAGAGCTTTTCCTGTGGTATCGACCTAGACTTTAAATAATCTTTTATTGCATCTGCAATTGTTGATTTTTCTAGCCCCGACCTATGTCTGAATCGTGATTGAACCAGCATGTTTACAATAGGGGCATGCTTAGAATC